CCACACGAAAGTCACCGGCCTCGGGGAGCGGTATGTACGAGATGTTGAACGCGAACTTGCTACGTATTGACGCCTCGGTCGGGTAGTCATCGGCTCGAAACAAACTACCGATCCGTGCCTGTGCCCTGCTCACCTCCCACGTATAGTTGTTACAGAACGTATCGACCATGCGCTCGAACTCGCTTTGCAACTCGGTCATCTGTTGGTGGTACTTGAAGTACTGCGCGGTGGGTAACAGTCGCATACCCAGATCGCTCCACGGCATTGTCATGCTGTAGTGCTTGTTGCGTGCGTTGGCCACGAATTTTTGTATGGCGGTCAACTCGTCACAGTTACCTAGTAACTTCTTATTGACTGATGCCGTACCGTTATCGGCGTAGTTCTGGCTGGTCACTGATGCGGATGCTGACTTGTCTTTCTTGCGTCCAGTCCAGCAACTGATCTTCAACTCTCCCAACATGGCACTCGATCCGATTGATGGTGCGCTTGCCTGTGGTGCCGTTGTTGCTACCATTTGATTTAGATTGTTCATAACTGTATTGCTCCGATTGATTTGTTATAACACGTGTTATAACTTCTTGTGTTGACACGTTTAGCTGTGTCGCCCCGTAGGCCATAACTCGACCTACTAAAACCATTATACAGGAATGACGGCTTATGTCAAATGGTACACAAACGTGTTGTTTAGTGTGTAACTGTGTAGTGTACTACGTTGTACCATTGTGTACCTACGTGTGGTCTGTAAGTTACTGATATTTATACAATGTTACTTTGTTACCTTTTTCGTGGAAATATGAGGGTATTATTTTAAGGTGAAAGGGGAGGTAACAAAGGGAGGATTTTTTGAACTCCGGATACTATTTTTGTAAAAGGTAACATTATAAATTATTTATTAAAAAGAGTATAAAATAGGCCATTTTCCGCATATGCCTAGTCATGCATTGTCACGAAACAGCACGTTTAGATACTTTTTGTAATGTTACTTTTTGGCCGAAAAAAAGGTAACATTGCGGTAACATTACAAGAAAAAAGGTAACATTGTAAAAGTAACAATGCGACCCGCCACGCGATAGCCATAACTGGTATCAGCAAAAAGTTATAACACGTGTTATAACAAACCACACTGTCCACGCGCTAACGTGCCATGCTGTGCGACCCGCAACGCGGCAGCCACAACTGGTATCAACTCGCCCCGCAGAACGAGGCATGAAGCGAGGCGCAACGCGGAGGCTGGAACTGGTATCAGCCGATTTTTCTCGGGCGAAAAAAAAGCCCCGCCGGAGCGGGGCAAGGATTGCAGGGGAGTTAAAAAGGATCGAGTCCGTGGATTGCATGCTGGTGATTCTCGAACGATAACCATTCGTCTTCCAGTGACTCGTCAATATGTTCAGCGTGGTTATAGGTGGCCATATATCTGGCGGTCTCGATTGAGTGCCCTTGACGGAGATAGTAATCAACGGCATCAGCTTGTAGCAGGTTTAACAATTTTTGATTTTTCATAATGGTTACCCTTGTATCAGTACCCAGAGGATAGTTAACAGAATGCCTGCTGCTGGGATTAAAACTATCGTCGCCAGCGCGGCCAGTATTGCATCAGTGATTTCATTGCGAGTCATAATTTACTCCAATTGGATGGCCATCCTTGGCCGGTGGTAATTAGTGTTTAACTACAATCTGCTGGGCCTTAGCTAGCAGATCAACCAGTGCTACTACGTCGAACTCTGGCGCTTCAATTGCCTGCGCCCGCTTGGCCGCCTGTTGTAGTGACTCGAGCACCTTAGCCGCTGAACCTGCCGCCTTGGCTTGGCCAGTAGGCTGTTGGGCCGCTCGACCGGCCTCCTTTTTGGCCTTGGCCTTGGCTATCCCTTCCGGCTCCCTCGCCAGCAGATCGCGCTTGAACGCACCCATATATGCACCGATAGACTGTTGGGCCCTTTTGCGATCTTCTTTATCACTATCAGATAGTGACTTAGCAGGGGCGGCCAGTAGCTTGCGCTTGGCCGCTGATAGTCCCTTAACTATCGCCGCCTTGAATGCCGCGTTCAGCTCTGGGGTTGCTGTCGACCCCTCAGTTTTAGGGCTGATGAAATCGGTGGACTTAATGCCTGCCGCTCTCAGCGTATCAATAGCGGTTACTGTTTTAAGCCCTAGGGCTTCAGCCCCTTTGGTTAAGCCAGTGATCGCCGCCGCTACTTCGGGAGTAAAACGGGTTGGAATTGCTGTTGCTTCATTTACCTTTTTCATAACTTATTACCTTGTAGAATGCGCGGGCTTGTAATGGTGCCGCGTTAACCAATCAAACCGGTATTGGCTTTGATGGTTCACATATTAACAGGTTTAGGCGTGATCACAATAGATAGGTTACAAAGTTATAACAGATGTTATAACAATCGACTGTCTGATAGGTTTACCCACGAATCGCCAGAATCCGACACCTACCCCGCCCCCATGACCCGCGCTGTCAGGACGGAGTCCCGCCGCTCTATATATTACTAATTTCCACAAATAAATCGTTATTTTTTGAGTTCGAGACCCCTACCCCCTCTATATAGGGACACCCCCCACCTCTTTTTCCAACCCCTTGTAAAAAATTTTTTATACTGTACGGTGTACGTTCCTATTAGGTAATACATAGGCGGGACGTGAGTAAGATAAAGGACAGGATAGATAATGCCGCGCACACAGGGAGGATAGGTGAGTTCTTTGCCATGTATGTTTTGGAGCGTCATGGCATAGAGTGCCACCACGTAGACCGTTCCGGCGTAGACTTATGGTGCCAGTCGTATTACGAAGAGATGTTCACGTTACAGGTGAAGGCGGCTAACCTTGCAACACTAAAACAACGGTATAAAAACCCAGTGCATAAGTACTTGTATAACTTAGCCACGCAGAAGGTAGCAGACTTCTATATGTTTATTGCTTTAGACGAGCAGAGAGTGCTTATAAAACCTACGGAAGAGCTGGAGAGTAAAGGGTCTTTACAAATAGACCCCGGTAAGTTTACAGAAGAAGCAGAAAAGGAGGGGCTAGACCTCCTACGTAACTTTAAAAGGGTAGACCATCCTCTAGGGCAATAACACAAAGTCCTACAATAACAACAAAACACGCCGAAGCAATAAACACAGTAAAACCAAACACAAAGAAACCTCAGAACAGTAGGGGGGTTGAAAGAGGCGCTATTGTATAGCTGATCTAATATGATCGGAAATGTATAGTAATCATGCAGGGCATATCATAAATGATATGGGTAATCCCTATGCTTGTCTTGTGTAAACAAGTATGGTACAAAGGCACTCCGGTTTAACAACCTGCGATTACAATATGACGATTAAACTCGAACCCGAGACAGGGGTTCCGCTATTTGATGACGACCCCGCCGTGGACTTGAGTGTCCGTGCGCGAGCAGCGAAGACGACGGCCTTAGAGCTGGCAGAACACGGGCTAGAATTGAAGCCCAGCAAAGAAGATGAAGACGTGGCAGCTAAACTTGCCATAGCGTATGCCGATGATCCCGAAAAGACATCGAAGAAAGCAACAAACAAACGTATGGCTAACTTGACCCCAGCCTCGCTGGTGCTAACTAGTAACATACTCACGGAATTTGGTGCCTCTGTAGTGGAGTCAGCCGTTTCTGTGCGTCACTTGGTAACGAATAAGCTAATACTAGAGACAGAGAACCCCGATCCACGCGTCCGTATTCGAGCGTTGGAGTTACTGGGTAAGATTTCGGACGTAGGACTGTTCGCAGAGAAGTCGGAAGTGACCGTTACGCACCAGTCAACGGATGACCTCAAGGCAAAACTGCGTAAAAAGCTAGAAAAGCTGGTAAATCCTGCGGATGAGGTGACACTGGACGGAGAAGTTATAGACGTAGACGCAGAATTGGGGGTAAGTAAGGATGCCTAAGACGTATATTCACGTGAATCAGCACAAAATCCGCGCCAATCTCAAGAATGGGACGAACGAACCTGTAATTACCGTAAAACAAGGCAAGAAAAACACGTATTGTAACTCTGTAACCATAAATGGGCCGTCTGAAGTGCTGCAAAGTACCACAGATAAGCCGATTTTGAGTTGTGGGGCGCGAGTAGTCATGGTAACTACCGCTGATGTGACGATAAATGACTGCGCCTAGCACCCCTGAAGCGTTTACCCAAGAAGAAATCCAGCACATGTTGGATAACATTGACGAGTTCAGCACCGACGAGGTGGTGGAGATAGAGAAACTTGTCGATGAGCTAGACAAACGGCGTACAGTTAAAGCCGCGCACGACGATCTAATAGAATTTTGTAAACTTATGCAGCCTGACTACTTAGTTGGGAAGCATCACCGCATGTTGGCCGACCTCCTAATGGCCATTGAGCGAGGGGACAAAGACAGGGCGTGCGTAAACATACCGCCTCGTCACGGGAAGTCTCAGCTTGTATCTATCTTCTACCCCGCGTGGTACCTAGGGCGTAACCCTGACAAGAAGGTTATGATGGTGTCACATACTACCGATCTTGCTGTGGACTTCGGACGTAAGGTACGAAACATCCTAGCCAGTGAAGCCTACGCGGACATCTTCCCTACAGTAAAACTCGCCAGTGACTCTAAATCAGCCGGACGCTGGAGTACGAGTATGGGTGGGGAGTACTACGCATGTGGTGTTGGATCGGCTCTAGCGGGCCGTGGTGCGCATTTACTACTTGTAGACGACCCTCACTCTGAGCAAGACGTGATTAATGGCAACTTTATTGTCTTTGAGAAGGCGTATGAGTGGTTTACGTTCGGTGCTCGTACTCGTCTGATGCCCGGAGGTAGTGTGGCTATTATCCAGACACGGTGGCACATGGACGACCTAACGGGGCGTGTGGTCAAGGATATGGCCCAGAACGACCGTGCTGACCAGTATGAGGTCATAGAGTTCCCCGCTATATTAGATGTGGACGATAAAGAGACGGGCAAGCCCATACAGAAACCCCTGTGGCCTGAGTTCTTTGATCTTGAGGCGTTATTGCGTACCAAGGCATCAATGCCTACGTTCCAGTGGAACGCCCAGTATCAGCAACAACCCACCGCCGAGGAAGCCGCCCTAGTAAAAAGAGAGTGGTGGAACGAGTGGGAGAAAGAACGGCCCCCATCCTGCGAATATATAATCATGTCCTTGGACTCCGCAGCAGAAAAACACAACCGTGCCGACTTCACGGCGCTTACTACGTGGGGAGTGTTCCTTAATGAGGAGACTTCAGCGTATAATATAATCTTGCTTAACAGCATAAAAGAGCGTATGGAGTTCCACGAGCTAAAAGAACTGGCTATGGATCAGTACATGGAATGGGAACCAGACGCTTTTATAGTAGAGAAAAAGAGTTCCGGTGTAGCGTTGTACCAAGAAATGCGACGTATGGGCTTACTTGTACAAGAATATACCCCCCATAGAGGTTCTGGTGATAAACTAGCACGTCTAAACTCTGTATCAGACATTGTGCAATCTGGGTTAGTATGGGTTCCACAGACTAGATGGGCAGAAGAAGTAGTAGAAGAGATCGCAGGGTTTCCCTTTATGAGCCATGACGATCTGGTGGACTCCACAGTTATGGCACTTATGCGGTTCAGACAAGGCGGATTTATACGATTACCTACTGATGAGCCAGAAGACATTAAACAGTTTAAACATCGCGGTAGCGGGTTTTATTAAGAGGTTACAAAATGGCAATTGAGAAAGGTATCTACGCCGCACCAGAAGGCATAGAAGACGTAGAAGTAGAAGAGGCTGAAGTGCTTGAGGGAGACTTATCTATTGAGATAGTCGATCCTGAGATGGTTACTCTGTCTGATGGTAGTATGGAGATCACCCTGATCCCTGATGCCAACGAGACCGACCTAATGGCGTTTGACGCTAACTTGGTGGACGCACTTGATGAAGGACTCCTAAACGAGTTATCAGGTGAGTTAATAGGTATGGTGGACGCAGATGTGGATAGCCGCAAAGACTGGGCAGATACCTATGTCAAAGGACTAGACATCCTAGGATTTAAGTACGAAGAGCGTACAACTCCTTGGCAGGGCGCGTGTGGCGTCAACTCTACAGTCCTAGCCGAAGCAGCCATACGGTTCCAAGCAGAGACCATGAGCGAGACTTTCCCCGCTCAAG